AGCACCGCTCGCAGCGGCAGCCGTGGGGATGGTCAGCCGAGCCGCCGCGCTTCAGGCCCTTCATGTTCTGCTGCTTGTCGTGCTTCTTGTCGAGATCCGAAGCTTCCCACTCCTTGAAGGTCATGTAGTGCTTCTTGGCCAGCTTCTTATCCTCGACCAGATCCTTGCGCGAGCCCTCCCACTCCTTCATGGGCATCTTGCCGCCGCGCTTATAGCCCATCATGCGCTTGACGTCGGCGTCGGTGGGGATGCGCTCGCCATCGGGATCGTTGAACGGGCGCGGCTTCGGCTGCTGGCTGGGCAGCGGCCGGGTCTTGATCGGGGTCTTCGGCGGGTAGATGGTCTTGACGTCACCGCGCTTGGCGGCGCCGAAATCCATGCCGTCATCCATGTCAGAATCGTCGTAAGCTTCGCCGCCGGCAGCGCGGCCGCCGCGCTTCAGGCCGGCGGCCTTGCTCATGCGGCTCGAAGTGGGCTGGCTTTGCATGCCATACAGGCCCGGCCCCATCAGGCCGCCGTCAGCCTTCTTGGTACGCCCGCCGCGCTTGTAGGCGCCGAGGTGCTTGACGCCCTCGCGATCTTCGTTGGCTTCGCGCTGGTCGCGGTTGATGTAGTCCTTGACTACACTGGCGCCACCGCTCTTGCGCGCCTTGCGGCCAGCGTGGTGCTTGGCCTTCTTGCCTTCGGCTTCGGTGCCCGTAGCCTTGACCGAGCCTCCGCGCTTGTACAGCTTGCGGGTCAGCGGCCGAGCGCCGGTCTTCACGCCCACGTTCAGGAAGTCGGGGACGACGTACCCCGAAGCGTCAACCGCGCCCTCGCCCTTTTCCATGTAGCGCGAGATCTTGTCCTTCATGGACTTGCGGGCTTGCTTCAGGTGTTCGGACATTACTGTCTCCGTGTAGTCACCGCGTAGTGGGCAAGTGCGGTATAGTTGAAAACTGGAAGAAGAGGCACAACGCGTCAGCTATACCTCATCTTTCGCGCAATAAGAAGTGCTCTTTCGACGGCATCCTTTGGCACATGAAGCGGCGCTCGGCTTGTCAATCCTCCCCCGATGTACTTCTTGGGGCGAGGAGCCGGTCTATTGGCGGCGTACTGCGCGAGCATCTTGGCGGCGGCGTCAGAGTAATCCGCAGGCTTCGCCTTCTCGGATGCAACCCCGAGCTTGTTGAAGAGGTCTTTTTCATGAAACCACAGCGCGGCCTGAATGTCCGCGACACTGATGTCTAGGCCTTGCTTCTTGAGCTTTTTCTGGGCCTTTTCGATGGTGTTCTGCTGAAAATCTCGCTCAAGGTCGCCGCGCGGCGCAGCAACGGGGTTTTCGCGATTCTCGATCCAGTTCTTGGCTCGACGCCGAAGGTCGCTTTTGCCCTTGTACCCGCCCTTCCGGTACAGGTCGTTGGCCTGCTGCGCCAAGCTCAGCATCTTCTCCGGATCATTGACAAGGCTGTCCATCTCGTCACGGCCCAAAGACCCCACGTCATTGCCGTGCAGCCAAGGTTGCGGGCGGCCGCTGGTGTCCATCTTCACCTTGCCCGCAGAGGTCTTGTATGGCGATGCCTCAGGCAATGCCTCGTCTGGATTGTGATGGGCATGCTCGGCGACGAGGGCATCGCGGAAGTCGCGATACTGCTTGGCCTCGACTTCTGGGGTGTGAATAAAGTTGTGGCCCAGCAGGCGGTTCCAAGTGCGGCTGAACCAAAGGTCGGCCGTCAGGGTGGAATAGTCGCCATTCAGGTTGTTGATGAACGAACCGATCTTCGGGCCAAAAACCGTCCAGCCGGTGACTTTCTGATTGCTACCCCCCTTCATCCCCAACGGCTCTCCATCGAAATGGAGGCTTGGGTTGTTTTTCAGGTACTTGTTCCAGTCTGAGACGCTCATCTTTTTGTTGAGGACATTGCTCAACGCGTCGTAGCCGCCCGCCTTCTGGGACAGGTCGTGCAGCTTCATGAGGTTGGTCTCAATCGCTCGGGTCTTGTCTCCAAAGGTGCCGCGAAGCTTTTTGACGACATCAGGGATTGGGACCCCCTTGCGCAGCAAGTCATATGCGCGAATGGTATGGCCCGAGTTCTGGAAGACATCCTGCCCCTGCGAGGTGATCCCAAGGATCGCCTTGAAGGCAGCTTGCGCGTCCTTGTTGTTCTTCAGCTCTGGAAAATGATCCTCGTACTGCGACATCGCTTTTTTGAGGGCGCTGTCGTACCAACCGATGGCCGACTTTCCGGCCGTATCGGTATGATACTTCACCTCTTTGGCCACGTCCGAAGCGATTCTATCCATCGCCTGAGGGCTGTGGTCGCCGGGGTTGATCGTGCCGTGACGCGCGGCACGATTTTGCAGTGCGAAAAGAACGTCGCCGACGTTGGCTTTGCCGTTCGCCCCGGTCGGGCGGACATCGAGCGGCTCCTCACCGTTCATCAGGGGAACGGTGGTTCGATCAGCCGATCCTTTCGGCAGCATGGCCGTGCGGACCTTCTCCGTCTCCTCCGGAGTCAGCCCGTATGTCTCCGCTAGCCTTTCGGGTGAGATCCGGTACCCTTCCGATGCGACGGCTTTGGCGTATGGTGCAAGAACGTGATCGACGATCCTTCCGAATAGATGGGGTGATCGTGCGGGGCGTGAGTCCATCCCCTCGCCTTCGCCCGCTCCTCCCACCGAGCCAAAGATTGCGGGGAGATAGTCCTGCGCATTTTGAAGGTCTCCTGAAGTCTTAACGATATGCCTGTGCGGCAAGCCCGATGCGTTGGCGATGTTATCGACAGATCTGTCGAACCTGTCAAGGTCTTCGCCATCATCACCGAAATGCAAAAACTTTACACCCCTGCCATCAGAAGTTTGCGAGTAATCAAGCCCCTCCTTCTGGGCGGCTTCCGTGATCCTCTGCAAATCCTTAGGGGAAAGCTTTGACCCCTTCCCGATATAATATGCCGGGATGCCGTCACCCTGCTGGTCCGCGTTGTGGTGATGGTGGACCACCGCATCCTGCTGGAAACCAAACCCCAGCAACGGCGCAAGCTTGCTGACATGCTCGGCAGTCAGGTCGGGGTGACTGATATGAAAAGAAGGCTCGGCCTCGCCCTTCCACGTCCCATGAATCGGGCTGACCTTCAGGTTGCGAAGGCCGGTCAGATCATAAACGAGGTCGTTGAAGCCCTTGCTTTTGAAAATTGGCGCCGTCAGCCTGTGCAGGCGATCAAGGCGCGGAGAATTGTACACCGGCTCCTGAATTGGAGGGGGCGAAGGCATGTGCTCGCCCGGCTCTGCTGCGTATGTCCAAGGCTCATGCTCATCCATTGTGCCTTCACGGACGGGGTAGCCACCCATCTTGCCGGGGCGCGGAGAAACAGTGATGCCGGGTACATTTTCGCGAGCAGCAGACATGGCCATAGGCGCGTCGGTCTCGCCGCCGTCAGCGCGGGTCAAAACCGAACTAGCCTTTTCCTGCGGATCATAGGCAGCGTGCTTCATCCGCAGGGGGTACCAGCCGGTCTGCTTGTCACGCTGAGGGAACACGATGTAGCACTTCCTGTCTTCGGCGTTCGCGGTTTCGTCATCGTCGGTGTTGATGTAGCTGAGGCCAACGTATCCCCGATCCCGCATGCGCTTGCGAAAATCCTTCACCACCTTCTTGATATTGCGCTCACCCGGCTTCAACGTCCTGTGGCTTGAGAGGAAGTGCTCAATATCCCGATACGGAAACCGGGAAGAACCCATGTAGGGGTCGGCAAAGGGTTTGCCGGACTGGAAGCCCTTCACATATTCGCTGGCCGTCTCTGGGTCGTACCCGTGACCTGTCAAAACTTCGTGGGCAAGTTTTGGGTTGTGTCGGAACACGTCCGCATAAACGGTGTTGTAAACGGCATTGTCGTCATTGTCTTCTCTGAAGCGAATAGGCGATCCGTCGTCATTGAGCTTCTGCTTGACGGGGAAGAACTTCTCATCGGGGAAGGTGTTGAGCATCATCACCTTACCTTGGGCGTACAGCGGCTTGCGCCCGCCTTCTTTGTGCTCCTCCCCCGTGGTGAAGCGGTAGTCGCCGGAAATGTTGGGGTCACGCGCAACGTGCGGCCCAAGCGCGAGAGCCGTCACGTTCTCGGCATTGTAATCCAGTGAGGGATGCTGGGCGTCAAACATCTCCATATTGAACCCGCTGGCCATCGGGGACGAAACCGATTCGCCCTTGGTGCCGTGATAGACCGGGTTGGTCAGCGGGTGAGGTTCAGGCGTGCCGCCATCCTCATATCCCTCGACCGAGCCACCGCTGGCGTAGGCCGAAAAGCCGTGCTTGAGAATGCTCTCGCGCATCCGCGGCGTGATCTCGAGCGAGGGAAGGGTGTAGGAGCCGCGAGGGTCGCTGGAAGCGCGTTCCGGTTCCTTGGTCTGAACGGTTCCCAGACGCGCTTCGGGATCGTGCATCCGCGCCAGCTTCAGCAAGCGGTTCGGCACGATCTCGTTGTAGAACTTCTGCATGCCCTTGACGCGGGCAGCCTGCTTGGTCTCGTTGTCTTCACGGTAATGGGTCGCCTGCATGTCACCCGGCGTCCACGCCAGATGCTCATGGCCATTCGCCGCGGCGTGCGAGAGCAGGTGCTTCAGGCCGAGATCGACCCAGTCGTTGGTGCTGCCGACATAAGGGCCTTCAACAGGCACGTTCAGGCGGCGGAGGTTGGCTTCTCTTTCCGCCTTCACGTTACGGCCATGCTCGAAGACCTGTTCCAGCTCCCCCGTCTTTCTGGCAGCATCGTAAATATCGGGATAAGGGCGCTCGGGCTCGATGTGCATGCCCGTGCGCTGCGACAGGTCGCGGATGTAATCCTTGAAGCGGTCCTGCGCCTCGGTATCCTGCCGCACCTTTCTCCAATCCGGGTCGCGGAAGCCGCCGGTCCCGTCGCTTTTCTTGCGCCCCTCCTGCCCCCAGTCGCTCTGCAGCTCCTCGGCATGCAGAACCTTCTTTCGGTCGGGTGTTTCGCGATCCTTCAGGCGGGCGTGAACGTAGACGTCGGGAATATCTTCGGGTTCATCCGTGTCATCCCAAGGATTATAATTTCCGCCGACCTGCGTCCAATGCGAAGACAGATGGCGCGTTTCGTCCGGATTGGCTTCGTGGAGCAAAACCTCTCGGTATTCCTTACCCCCCGGCAAGGTGTGTGCACTGTATTTCGTGTCAGGCCCGCGCAGTTCGGTCTTGTGGATGTCGGGCTGATAGATGTCGAAGTGGCGCGCGACTTCTTCGCGGCTCACCGTCGGCTTGTCTCCGAGCCGCCTGTCGAACTCGGACCATTTGAGCTCAGCCGGCTTCACGCCCTTGTTCAGGAGCGTGGCCTTCCACTGCTCGGGCGAGGCCTGCTTCATCGGCAGCTTGGAGGCAACGTCGGCCGCCTTGCTGTACATGTTCATGTAGCTGTCGGGAGCGGAGTAATCCGGCTCAGGTTCGGCATGCTGCTGGCCCAGCCGCGGGTCGCCCTGTGAGCCGCCGTCGGAGTACCCCGTGCGCCCACCGGACTTGCGCACCAGAGGCACGCCAGTTCCCACCTTGGGAAAATTGACGCCCCCAAAGCCGGGGTCGATGTTCTCCCCGATCCGCTTCGCAATGTTCAGCGCGCGGGAGATGGCTTTGGGGTCGAGCTTCATTCGCTGACGTCCTTCTTGAGCTTGCTGACGCCACGCTCGGCGCCTGCAACGCCTTCAGGGTGGGTCAAGACTTCCTTGGCCAACTGCATCAGCTCGACACGCTCGCGGCTCTGGCGGTCCAGATCGCGGTTCTGGTCCTCGACCATCGTGTCGTGGTGCTTGATCCCGACGGCCTCAGCGCGGGTCGCAGCATCCATCTGCTTGATCTTGAGTTCCGCAAGCTGCATCGGCGTCGGTTCCTGCGGCTGAGCCGGGCCACCCAGCCCGCCCTGCGGCTTCGGCGCGAAGGCGCCCTGCTGGATCTTGGCCTGCGTCTCGGCGACTTTGGCCTGCGCCTCCATCATCCGCGCCTGAGCGTCCGTCTCGTCGTTCTTCATCTTGGCCTGAGCTTGGATCAACTCGGGCGGCGGCGCGGCCTGCGCGTTCGGCGGCACGAGGAACTGCTCGGGGTTGCTCCAGCCGATTGCCTGCAGCGCCGCGGTATCGACCGCAATCGGGTCGTACATCGACGGGTTTTGCTGCTGGAGCTGCTTCAGGGCCATGATCTTCATCACCCGCTGGCCGTGCGAAGCGGTGTTCGGGTCGGCCTGCGGGACGAGATCGCAGTTCTCCAGCGCCTGCAGGAAGGTCTGCTGATCCCAGTCCTGATTTGGCCGGTTGTTGCGCTCCCAGAAGCTGTTCGGGTACTCGCGGAACCGCTGCTTCAGGGCCTGAAACTCCTGCGCCTGAGCCGCGTGCATGCGCTTGTGCACCGAGTCCAGAACCTTGGTGGCCTGCTCGATCAAGGCCAGCGTTGTCCCCACTGGCGCGTCAGCCCGGCCTTCGCCGACCTGAAGCTCCGACGTGCCACCAATCCGCATGCCGGTCTGGGCCATGTCCTGCACCAACTGCATCATCGCGACGTTGGGCGGCTGGTACGGCAGCGGCATGATGGCGTCCTTGATCGGCAGGCCGCCTGTCTTCACCAACGCGCCACCCCCCGGAGGAACGCGGAAGATGTTCGTGTTCTGCCTCGCCCCCGTGTCGGCCATGAGGAAGCCGGGGAAGTTCGAGTACATCCCCGCGTCCAGCAGCTCACGCCAAGCAGCCGTGATAGCGTTTGTCGTGTTCCCCAAGATGTGGAGCAGGCCAATGTCGTAGAACCCGATGCCCGGCACGAAAGTATACTTGACGAATACTTTGCGTGCTTCGGGCAGATTGTCGGGATCCTCTTGATCGTAGTTGCGTACAATCGAAAGGATCTCGCGCGACGAAACGTCAATAGTAACACAGTAGGGCACTTCGAGGCCGGAGACTTTGCCCTTGTACTTGTGCTCGAACCCCTTGAGGTCGAGCTCGCAGTAGCACTCGTAGATCTCGCGGTCGCGGTCCTCGGGGTTCGATGCCTCAGGCGCCAGCCCCTGCTGCTCCTTCTCCTCGCGCTGGAACGAGTCGAGGTTGCGCGGCTTGGCCTCGCCCAGCGACACGTCGCGGTAGACGCCGAGGATCTGCATGCGGCGCACAACGGACGGCCGCATGATCAGCCGGTGCGTGATGCGCTTAGCGTTGTCGAGGTCGGTCGCGTCGTTGTTGACGATCAGGTCGTCGGCATCGACGGTCTCGGACACCGGCCGGTTGCGCAGCGGGCAGTAGTAGACCTTCTTGAAGGACGTGCCGCCGAAGCCCAGCATCAGCAGCATGCGGTCGGTGTCGGGATAATACTCGGTGGCCGTGGAGGTCAGGTAATGGTTGAAGTCGCGCTCGAGAGCGTTGGCCAACTGGTCGGTCTGTAGGGTGTCGGACACCTGATCGACGCGGATCTTCACCGGACCGTCGGTCGGAAGCATCTCGGAGCGCGCGTTGGCCTGAAAGCGCAGCACGGCCTCGAGCAGAAGCGGGTGGCGGACGCGTGACATACCCTCGACAGGGGCGCCGTCGGAGGCGCCAGAGACGCCCGGCAGCTCGACCTTGAGGCCAAGCAGCTTCAGGCCCTGCGTGCGGTCCTCGATCCAGTCCTTGCGGCTCTCGATGTCCTCTTCGATGCCGCGGATCAGGGTCTCGGAGATGGCCGAGAGCTCCATCGGGTCGATCTTGTCCACCAGATTGTCGAACCAGCCGCCATCGTCGCCGGCACCGCCCTCGCCCGAGATCAAAGGCGAGTCATCGAGCGAGATTGTCACCGATCCATCGGCGTGCTCGATCTCGATGACGTTGCCCTTGTCGTCTTCCTTGTGGGTGTCGGGCTCGGGATCGGCGTCGGAGATAACAATCGAGTCCAGATCGGGGTCTTCCTGATCCGGCCCCGGCATTCGCATGTTCATCAGGGGAGCACCGAGGCCGTTATCCATGTTCAATCCTTCGATTTGCCTGCGCGGACGTCTTCCATCTCCGCGGTGAAGCGTTCGATGCCCTCGAACGCGGCTGAATTATCATCTTTCGCCGTCAGAGTATAGATTCTGGTGACGTCAAATGGACTTTCGCCCCAGACGGTCACCTCCCAAGTGCAATCAGACACACTGTCAACCGTCGCATGACACAGGATGCGATTATTCGGGTCCATCAACGCCCTTTTCCTCTTCTTTTTCGCCGACCATCTCAAGAAATGCGACCGGTATAGCAGCAAATTCGGTCCAGAGGCGACTCATTCTTGCACTTTGTTCGGTGACGAGCCCCGCAATATGGTCAACGCGGCCGATTTCTTCGAGCAACCGCCGGCGCAGGTCTTCGGTGCGCTGCGCGTTCAGTCGTGCGGTGAAAATTGCCCCGCCAACCGCCTCGCGGACAGCCTCGCGGTCGGCCGCAAGGCGCGCATCCATCTGGTCGGACCGCTCAATCCGAAATTCGACGCCCGCCTCCTCAAGGGACGCATTCGTCTTCCCCAAAACGCCGGAAACCACCTTCTCGAAGGCAAAGATCCCACTCTCATACTCGTTCATAACGCCCTCCATCACGCCGGATATAGCGGCACCGGCCCCTTGCCGGGGTACACCTTCAGCGACTCAAGTTCCTCCATTCGTTCCGCGGTGCGGGTCAGAAGCCCCAGATCGCGCAAGTGTCGGATCGACATGCTCACAGTATCGACCAAGTCGTCGTGCTTCCCCTTCGGGAACATCGCGACCTGATTGATGACTTCCTGCGCCCACGAATAGTCAGGCGCAAAGATCAAACCCTCTGCAAAAAGATGCTGAATAGAAATGAGGCGCGATAGCTTGTCCATACTCTTCGGATCGGACAACTGAACAGCCCAGCTTGCGCTGCTATACAGTCGCCGCATTTCCTGCGACACAGAAATACCCGCGGCCTTATTTTCAATCAGCAGCTTATCTACACGCAAACGCCGGCAGGTGTCGGCCACCTTCTCGATCAGTTGGTGAAACTCGAGCCGCTCCTGCCACGCGTGCATCAGCATCAGCTTCGGCGAGCCCTCAACGTAGGTGCGCTCGACCTGTCTGGCCCCCGATCCCTTCATAAAGGACCGGATCTCCTGCGCCTTGAAGTCTTCGGTGAACACACCCCAGACGGTCAAGGCCGAGAAGTCATTGGAATTGACGGTGGTGTAGGCGGTATCGAGGGATGCCAAGATGAAATCCATCCCCGGATAGGCCTTGTGCTCCCACAGGTTCCACCACTCCTGCTTGATCACGCCGCCGCCCGGCGGGTCGGGGCGCTGCTGCAACTGGCCGGCGGCGCCATACGGCCCCAGCACGCGCTCCAGACGGGCCACTTCCTTCTCGCCGAACCGCTCATCCCACAGCAGTTCGCCCTGCCGCTCCTTCAGAGCCACCTCGGCCTTGTGCGAGACAGGCTCACGGACCCCTGTCTCACCGATCTTGACCAGCGGCTCTCCGTCGTCGTCGCAGCCGCGGGGGTCTTCCCAACCGATGACCGTCGAGCAGTGGCGCTCCCACTCGTACCGCATCGGCAGCACAAGGTGGGTCCACTCGCCCTCGGTGTCGTTGTCGAGGATGTGGCCGGTCAAGTCGTTCTCGGCCAGCCTCTGCTGGATCACGATCATCGCGCCGGTCTTCTGGTCGTTGAGGCGGGTGCTCATCGTCCCGTCCCACCAGTCAATCGTGGACTGGATGTTGGCCTCCGAGAAGGCCTCATTCGCCGCGTTCGGGTCGTCCACAATGATGATCGAGCCGCCCTCGCCGGTGATCTTCGCATCGACCGAGGTGATCAGGCGCTCGCCGCGCTGATCGTTCAGGAAGCGCCCCTTGGTGTTCTGGTCGGACGTCAGCTTGAAGCGGTCGCCCCAATACCGCTGGTACCACGGGCTCTCGATCAGTCGGCGGCACTTCACGGAGTCGCGCATCGCCAGAGACGAACCGTATGAGGCGCAGAGGAACTGGACTTGAGGCCCCGAGGTGGCCGACCGTTCCGTCTGCGCCCACGTCCAAGCCGGGAAGGCCACAGACGTGATCGATGACTTGCCCATACGCGGAGGGATGTTGATCACCAGCCGCTTGATGTCGCCATCGACCACGGCCTGCAGGTGCTCGGCCACAGCCTCAATCGGCCAGCCGTCCTTCCACGGCGAGGCGTCAATGTGCTGCCACGCGCCGACCAGAAAGTCATAGAGGCTGTTCTCGTAATCGTACCGCTCGAGAAGCCGAAGCTGCTCGCTCGGGTCGATCAGAACCCCACCCCCAATGTCGATCAACCGGCTCATTCGTCGTCGATCTCTTCGACTTCCGCCTCGTCGGTCCCGTCCGAAATCATCGTGTAGTCAGCCTCCGGAACCTGAGACTGCCGATAGCCGCTGGCCTCGTCGATGGCCTCGCGCAGCACGCCGGACACCGCCTCGCGCAGCGCGTAACGCTGCTCGTCGGTCAACTGGTAAGGGTCGAGCGTGGTCGTCTGCTGAGGGTCAATCGGCCGACCGTCCTTGCCCAGAAACTGGATCTGCTGCTTCTCGCTGAACACCTCGGGCATCAGCCGGCTCAGCATGAACTTGCCGGCCACGACAGACTGCTTGTGCCCCGGATCCTGCGCGATGACGGCCATGTTCGAGGCGATTTTCGTCATCAGGGACGACGTGCCGGCCTGCATCTCTTCGCCGTAATACTTCTCGACCGTGGGCAGGCTCACCCCGACCAGCTTGGCCACCTGATCCTTGCGCAGGCCACCAGCGCGCAGGCGCTCGACCATCGCGGCCGTCACGTCGTCGTATTCGTGCGCAGGCGTAGGGAGCGGAATAACCCCGCCGTCAGGGCGCATGCGCGCCAACGGGCTCTTCGAGAGTCTCGGCTCGGCTGGTGGTTTTTTGGGCATAGCTCTCGTCTCTTCGCGTAACGGCCCAATATGTAATGGATCAGCCGCCTCTTGGGAAGTGACAGAAGAGAATGGTGCCGGATGTGGGGATCGAGTGGTGCTTCAGGAGGGAATCGAACCCCCTGTCTCCGGGTTACAAATCCGGCGCATCGCCAGCAATGCTTCTGAAGCCTAAAAACTCTTTTTCTCGGCGTACCGCACCCTTCTCTGGTGACGGCCGTTACCCCTATTGCGGATTTTGTACGTATCCGTCTGCGAGTGGCAGTTCGGGCATAGTATCAATAGGTTGATAAGGTTGTTATTGTCCCCGTTCCCGTCAATGTGCTCAAGCTCGAATGTCAGCGCCTTGCCGTTCCATCCTTCAATGCCGCACTCTTGACATTGCCTCCCGCGAGTGTCCAAAAGGTACCGCCTGACGGAGGCATGGCTTGCTGTTCCGCAAGTGACTTTCTGCGCTCTGGTGTGCGCATGCTGGCACTTGTTCGAACAATACTTGCCCATCGTGTTCACCCGAGTAACTGTGACTCCGCAGTTTAGGCATGGGTACGTTTTGTGCGTGGGCATAATACTTCCTCGCCGAGAGGAAGAACACTACCTTAAAGTGAGATGCTCTGCTACAAGAAAATAAGCTAATCCGGCGAAACACGACGCCCATAGTCTGACAGCTTCTTCATCGCAACCATCTCGCCCACGCCGAGGCGCTGCGCCACGCGACTGAGGGGAACCTCGGTGCCGGCGTAATAAGCGTACAGCTTCTCCATCCGCTCATTGTGCTCAGCCTCAAGCCGGCGCTTCTTCATGGCCGACTGCAGCTTGCGGTTGGACTTCATCGCTTCGACATCGTCGCCCATAACTACCCTCGATATGTTGGTCTGGGTGATAGCTTCCATAAAAGAAGATAGATCGTGGGTATGTGGGCCTCAGGTCCTCAGTTATTCCCCGGATCGGAGGACTCCACGGGACGCTTTCGCGTTTCATGCCATCTCAGGCAATCGTCAGCCGTTTCGGGTTCCGGGCCAGATGTGCGCTGTACTCCCACGCGCACCCACGGTCTATCTTCTCTTCTACTTCGATTTCAAACTGGTCTGGGTGACAGGACTTGAACCTACAACCTCCTGCTCCCAAGGCAGGCGCTCTACCACTTGAGCTACACCCAGATCCGAGCGTAGCCAGTGGCTACGCCCTCAGGTCGTCGGTCGAGGCGCTGTCGTGTTCATGGCCATTCCTGTAGCCGGCCTGTGCGTGGGTGTAAAGGGGGCAGGGCAGTGCGCCTGTTACGATACGCATCCAGCCCACCCGGAGATGGACCATGAGAATCCCCGCCCCCTAGACGCAAAGGCGCCGTCCGCCGCCGACATACCCCCACCCCGCCCTCACAGTCAATTGGGGGTATACCCCCTTCGGCGGATAGGCATGTTTTTCCTAGGAAAAATATACCCCACCCCCGTTTTGCTCCAGTTTTTAGGGGGTATGTGGGTTTGTGGCACCGGCCCCTACGGTGCCTTTTGTTTCCTGTTGTCAAGGGGGGTGCCACCCCCCAATGCAAGTTTTTTTTATTTAGTTATCCACAAAAAGTTAACGCAGCAACTTGTCAAGGAAAATTTTTTTACTGTCAGCGCGCAGAGTATTACTTGAGCGATACTTAGTGCACGCTCGTCAATACTTGACGAGGCAGCCGCGCCGTCGAGCCTGACAGCCTGCGGCTGACGGGCGCGTCGGCGCGGTGGCTGGGGGAGCTGCGTCCTCGAGCCAGCCTGCCGCAGGCTGTCAGGCTCGAGGACGCAGGCGCAGAGGGCGCGGCGGCTGGGGGAGCTGCGCCCTCGAGCCAGCCTGCCGCAGGCTGTCAGGCTCGAGGACGCAGGCGCGGAGGGCGCGGCGGCAGGGCGGCTCAGAGGCCCGTACAGCGCGTCGGCCTGCCGTCCGCAGCATAGCCCCACGGCAATCGATCTTCGCGCTGTAGGGCGCGTTTCCGGGGCGAGAAAAGGCTATCTAAGGCTGATGTTGAGTGGGCGGCCACCAACCGACAGCCCTTCCGCTCATGCAGCTTTCAGACAGGCGAGCGCAATGAATGCGTGCTGAGCTGCATGAATCGTTTGACTTCGGGGTCGAGGTATGAGATAGATTTGCCACCGGGCGAGGAACGCCCAGCGCACAGGAGCCTACCATGACCGAAGCGACCTTCACCTACGAGAACGCCAACAACGCCAAGTTCGAAACCCTGCGCGACGTCCGCGAAGCCCTCTTCTGCATCCGCGCCCTGACGTCGGCTCTCTCCGACCGCCTGTACGACGAGCTCCGTGAGCGCAAGCTGCAGGCTGGCACCGCCGAGTACGAGCAGTTCCGCCAGATCCAGAAGCTGATCGACGACAAGTGCTGGCTGGCTGCGCGCGAAGCCTGCCTGCTGCTCGAAGACTTCGTCTGATCCACGCCTGACCATCGACCCTGACCTGACCGGAGACATGACCATGAACGCCATCACCACCTTCGCCCGCCCGTGGATCGCTGAGCGCACCGCCGAGATCAACGCCGCAGCCGACGCCATCAGCGCCCTCGACATCGGCGACGGCGTCAGCGTCTCGGTGTGGTCCGACATCGAAGCCTACACCATCATAGCCAAGACCCCGACCACGATCACGCTGCGCGGCGACCACGCCAAGCTGGTCAACGGCGACGAGCTGATCTTCGAAGCCGGCGGTTTCTGCGCCAACTGCGTCAACCCCGAGATCCAGCGTTACGAGTACACGCGCAACTCCTGCGGGCATGTGATCAAGATCAGCCTGCGCCGCTGGACCGACGAGGATGGCAACGAGCGCCGCAAGTGGAAGCGTTCGGGCACCAAGACCTTCGAGCAGGGCGGCGA